TTGTAGTTGAGATGGGTATTGGCGGAGTGGGTGCGGTTTCTCATGGGTTGGGGGTTAGCGGTCTTGTGCAGCGGCGGCGGCGTCCTCGGCCAGCCCGACGAGCGTGTCGGTGATGTCGGCTTTGCGGTGCGTCTCTCGGACGATGCACGGCACGGTTGCCTTCCAGTTGATGAGGTGGTGGATGCGCGGATTGCTCGTGTTCATCATCGACACCTTGGTGCTCCCCGGCATCATCATTACGGTCGTGAACGCTTTGCAGAACGTCCCGAAGCGCAAATACATTTCCGTGATTCCGCCAGCTTGCTGCTGTGATTCCTTCTGGTCAAGTTGGGCCGAGGTGAACGTGAAGAACAGAACGCCGCGCGATCCGAGCGTCGTGTATGTGTTCACATCTTCATTCATCGCGCCGATGAACTTAAACGGCCTTTCGGTTGAGCAGAAAAAGGAGTTCATGCATTTCCGTTTTAGCCTTGTGATTGAAAATCCGCCGATGTGATCGCCTCCCTGCGAAAGCGCGATTGATGTTGACGGCGTGGCCTTGTAAAACGCGAGGAAGGTTGAAAAAAGCCGGTTGATGTCCTTCACTACGGCCTCGTATCCGAGTTTATTCTCGAATCGGAATTTAAACTGCTTGTAATCGTCGTCCAGCATTATGAAGTGCGTCACGCCAATTGCTTTCGCGATGTCGAAGCAGGCGTTGCGCGCCATGAGGATTGTGCGCCGCTCATCAAAGTTGTTGCCCTCGTCGCAGGCGTCCGCGACTTCCTTCTTGCGGAAGATCATCACACGCTCGCGCCCGAAGTTTTCAATGTAGCGGTCCACCGTCTTGTCCTCGTTGTCCACGATGAAAAACAGCTTGCCGGTATAGCCGCACTTGGCGAGCGTCTTTGCCGTGATGACGTTATCCGGCCTCCCGTGCGTAAGGATGAAGACGGCAAAGGTATCAGGTAGCTTTTCCATCGTTGTATTCCTCCAAAAATTGGCCTTTGATTTCTTCGCACAACTTCACAAATCCGTTTTCGATGGCCGCATTGAAGTCAATAATGACAAGCGCGGAGCGTTCCATGAGTCGCTGCATTTCGGGCGTGGCGTGCGCGTAGTAGTCCGCACAGCGTTCGTAGTTGAAAACGCTGTGGCGGTGTGCCGCCGCGCGTAGAAACGCCTTCTCAGCATCCGGCAGGCTCGAATCGTCAATCTCGCGCAGAAGCTCGCGCGTTTTCCCGTCATTGCAGAGCGTGACCACATGTGGTTGCTGGTTTTTCGGTTCGTAGATCGGAGCCTCAATCTTTGCGCTGTATTTCTTCGCCTCGGATTGCTCCGGCGCAAACATGGTAAATTGCGTCATGGCAGTATCGTGAATCCGTTTTCCGTGCATTCGGTGATGCGATATTTTCCCTGCCCGACCTCGGCGTGAAGTCTCGCCATTTCGAGCGTCGGGTATGTGACCTGAATGACCTGCCAGCACATCAGCTTGGCGTTCCATCGCTCGATTTTCCAGTATGGGTCGAATTTGCAGCTTCCTTTGGTTCTCATAGGATGGCGAATGTAGCTGGCGAGCCGGTGCCGTCAACGGTTTTTATTTTTATTTTTATGGGGCTTTTCACCGGTTCGTGTTTGCGTCCTCAATCGTGCCGTCCAGCGCGGTGACGTAGCTTTTCCAGTCGCGCACCGGCACCCACTTGGCGAGCGGTTCGTTCCATTCGTGCCACTTCCGCGCGCACAGGTCTTGGTAGAGTCCGCCCTTGTAGGTGCCGATGTTGTCGAGGAATTCATCCGACACGAACGCGTCAAACTCGCGTTCAGACGGGAAGTCCGGCACCTTCAATGCGGCGAGCTTGGCGTTTTTCGTGCGCGTGTCCGGCTTCGATTCTGCCGGAATTTCTTCGCTTTTCAAACAAACCACTGCGGCGAAAGCCGGAGTCTCTTTAGTCTCTTTAGACATGCTTCTTGCATCTGCCTGTTGCATCTGCTTCTTGCCTCTGCCTCTGCATGGGCTTACCACGCTTACCCTCGGCTTACTTTGCTTACTGTAATCAGCCGCTTGCTTCTCTCGGAACCGTTGCTGCGCGAGCCGATTTTGCTCGGCCCTGTCCTCCTCGGAACGAATCGCCCGGTATTTTCCGTGATTCACGACACGCCAGCCCCACGCGCGATGTTCGTCCATCCGCACGATTCTCGCGCCTTCTTCGTCTTGGGAACGGCTTTCGGGGTCTGCCGCTTCGAGGACAGCGATGGCCGCTTTCACTTCGTCCAGTGTCAGTCCGGTTTCGTCCGCAATGGCGCGGAAGTGCTTGTCCACCGTGCCGTCTTTGCCCGTGTGGGCAAGCAGGTTCGTGAAGACGAGGATTTCATGGGCGCGGCCTCGGAGCGTGCCCTGATAGAGAGAGGCGAACAGTTTGGCATACATGTAAGCCGCACAATATTACTGTAATCTTACGCAGTCAAGACGGATTTTCACCGTAGCGAATTTTCACCGTAGCGGCTTTTTTCGACTACGGTTTATCCGCATGCGGAAAACCGGAACGCGGTGAACGAATGTCACGCACAGTCACGCCTCAGTCACGCCGGGGGATTCTGCCCGCCCCGCCATCAGGCAAGGGCGCGCACTGAAATCGTGCAAGCGGTGTTTCATCGCGCTGCGTAGCTGCCCCGCAAGTCAGCACTTTACGCACGGTCTGCAAATACTTTGAAAAAATGCTTGCGCGCTTTCAAGTGCGGGCCTAGCTTGTCTCCAGCGCAAGGCACCACGCCGAGCGAACAACCCGACAAACCCGACAAAATGAACGCATCACTTCCCGCCATGAGTTTCACAATGACACCCCGCGAACAGCGCGAGCATCTTTTTGCCATCCGTGAACAGGATGCGCCTTCACCATACACCCTCGCGCGCACTCCAGCCATGACATCCGATTCTATTCTCCTCGCCCAACTCATCGAAGCCATGTCCCGCCGCTCGGCGTCTGGCGAACTCTACACCGCCCGCGAAGTGCTGTGCCATCTGCGCGGTGCTGCTGACATGCACGATTCCGCGTTGTCCGCCAAGATTGGCGCATACCTCGACGCATCCCGCGCGGCGCACGTTGCGCTCATCTGCAAATGAGCACTGCAATCAACAACGGCGGGCCTGCGTTTCCCGAGCACTGGAAGCCGCTAGGGGAATCCGGCGATTCGTTACGCCCCGGCATGAGCCTGCGTCAGCACTTCGCAGGGCTGGCAATGGCCGCGCTGCTGAGTCGCGAGGACACCATCGCCAACGGCGCGGAGGAGTTGATGCACCGCGAGCTTGCACGGCTCGCATACCAGCAGGCCGACGCCATGATTGCCGCAGGGGGAGCAAAATGACGCGAGGCGGCAAACGTCCCGGCAGTGGCCGCAAGCGCAAGCCGCGCCCCGTGGCGCTGTGTATGCGCCTTTCGCCGGAACTGCACGCCGCATGGCTGGCGCGCAAGGGCACGACCAGCGGGCCTAAACTTTTGAAACACCTACTCGAAAATGGCCGCTAAAAAGAAGCCCGATGCCGCGCCGGATGCCGTGCAGGAACTCGCCGCGCCTGCCGTGCTCAAGCGGCTCCAGATGGACGCCGCGAAGTTCTCCGCGCAAATTGACGACGCGGAGGCTCGGCTCGCCGCGCTCGGCGAACTCAGTCCAAATGCGGCGGAAACGAAGGACAACCGCGAGCAAATCGCGCGGGTGGAGTGCGAACTCATCACGGCACGCGACAACTTCGGCAAGACGGCGAAGATCCTCCTAGCCTATGATCGCGGCGTGGCGACCGAACGGAAGGATGGCGAAAAGATTAGCGTAGAGGAAGCGCGCGAAATCTTCGCGCAGTTGATGCTCACGATTGACCTCGCGCTCGAACAGCGAATCATCGCCGATGCCCAATCCGCCGCGCTGTGCGACTCGCCAGAGGCTTTTCACCGCGCATCCGCTGACAATTGGCGGGCCGCGAAGGACGGGGCCGTGGCGGGCGCGAAGGCAGACGGCGTGCTTCCCAAGTGGTTGACGGTATGAAAAGGTATTGGAGCACGCAGCAGCCCCGCGAAATGACAGCGGACGAGGCCAAAGAGTGGCACGCATTTGACGCGAAATTGACAC